AAGAATCGTCCGGTCTCACAGCGCACCGTAAGCATGTCGAAGAATCGGCTCATCGCTCTCGACAAAAAGGGCTTCGACACTTCCGGTGTTATCGAGGTCACCATCAACCGAAATTGGAAAGGGATCGGCGACGACAGCTACAGCGCATATGACCGCTGCAAGCGAGATCTAGCCGAGCAGTTAATAATTTAATGGATATACGCGAATTAAAAATTGAGCTGGGCAGTCGTGCATTGTCTCTTTGCTCTACGTTGCTGCCTGAAGGCAAAGTGGAAGGCAAAAACTGGGCTGTCGGCTCTCTCTCAGGAGAGACTGGTAGATCGTTGCAGGTTTGTATTTCTGGTGATGATCAGGGCAAGTGGTATGACCATGCAACGAGCGAAGGTGGCGACATCCTTTCTCTGATCATGCATGTACGCCGGGTCGATCTGCGTGAGGCGATGGAGTGGGGTCGGCGCGAGTGCAACATCAGAGAAAAGCATCACGCCAAAATAAAATCAGCGCAACCTAAGGCTTATAACGTTGCCCGGCTGCCTCCCCCCAGCGAAGACTCCTCCGTTTTGGAGAAGGTCATGCTCGACCGAGGGTTTCAAAATTGCTCCACGGTTATCGAAAGACACAAACTGCTTAGCGTCAAAACCAGCAGGGGTCTCGACGTTGTCTTCCCATATTACAGCCCTGAAGGCTCGCTAGAGTTTGTAAAGAACAAGGCGCTTGACCATGACGGTCACCCCGGTATGTGTGGTCAGAGCAATCTGAAGCCGATTTTGTTTGGCTGGCACACGCTACCACCGGGCTGTCGCCAAGTGTGGCTTACCGAGGGCGAATGGGATGCCGTTGCCGCTACGGAGCTAGGATTCCCCGCCCTGAGCGTACCCATGGGCGGCGGCAAAGGCGCGAAGCAGACCAAGTGGATTGCGAATGAGTATGAAAACCTAGCTCGCTTCGAAGAGATTGTTATCGCCACAGATATGGACGATCAAGGTGAGCTCGCTGCAAAGGAAATCGAACAGCGCCTCGGTGATCGCTGCATAAGGGTGAAGCTGCCGGTCAAAGACATAAACGAATTACTGCAATCTCAGGGTGCCGAGCAAGCCAAGTTTGTTTTGCAGAAGTGCTATGAGGATGCGAAGTGGCAGGACCCCGAAACCCTGCGCTCTGTTGCCGAGTTTTCGGACGACATCACAGATTACTTCGAGGACAAAGACAGCCGCACCACTGGATTTTCAATGGGCTGGGGCAAGACCGAAGAGATCGACTATCGATTCAGACCCAGCGAGCTGATTGGTTGCGTTGGCTTTTCTGGATCTGGCAAGACCATGTTCTTGGGTCAGCTGGCGCTGAATGCGATTGCTCAGGACCAAAAGATTTTAGTCGCGTCGATGGAGATGTCCCCCAAGAATCTGCTGGGTCGCATGTTCCAGCAAGCGTGTGCAACGTCGAGCCCGACCTCCGAGTACCGCACGAAAATCATGGAGTGGATGGCGCAGAACCTCTGGCTTTTCATCGACAACTTAAACCCCAAGATTCATGACCTGCTGAAGTGCTTTGAGTATGCCTATAGGCGCTACGGCGTGAATGTTTTTGTCATCGACAGCCTCACTTGCATGTGCTCTCACGAGGACTATCGGAAGCAGCAGGAAATTGTCGAGCAGATAGTCCAGTTCAAGAACGCATTCAACTGCACCGTGTTCCTCGTAACGCATTCCCGCAAACAGGAAGACGAGTCCCGGGCTCCCGGTAAGTTCGATGTGAAAGGTTCCGGAGCAATCACAGACCTTGCCGACAGCTTCTTCTCGATCTGGAAGAACAAGAAAAAATCAGAGCACATGCAGATCTGCCGGCTCACGGGTGATGAGCCCAACCCCGACGTCGCAAAGCAGTGGGATGTTCAGGTCAATGTTTTGAAAAACCGTAACGGACAGTATGAGGGTCGAATCGGCTTCGATTTTCACGATGAGACCTGCCAGTACTTAGACTCCCGCGGGGCAAAGCCTCGGCGGTACGTGCAGTGGAGCAAGGGGGCGTGATGGTTGAGGCAGAGGTGTTTGCACACAACATTCGTAAAGCCGGTGGATTAGTAAGAGATGCTGAGGAAACGGCATGCAGGATGGAAGCCGAGGAGAAGAAGCAGTTTGCGCTGTTACAAGTTCGGGCCCTGAGCGAGGGATACAAGAGCGTGGCGTCTCAAACTACCTACGCAGACGCAAGCGAGGAAATGTATCAGGCGCGAATAAATCGCGGAGTAGCCAAGGCGGGAATTGCAGCAGCAAAAGCAAACCTTCTTGCGGCTGAAGTCGAGTTCAAGGTTTGGCAAACCCGGATGGCAACCATCAGACAGGAGAAGCGGGTTTATGGAGCCTGACTGGATTGCATTAGCTCGTGACACGATCGAGGCGCAGCAGCGCTACGACATTCGCCGGCAGATTGATTTTTTTGAGCGGCTGATCGAATTACGAAAAGCTGAAACCCAAAACCCCACGGACGGCAAAAAGAGAGGGGCTAATGACTGAGTATGAAGTCAAAGAATCCAAACCGTGCAGAGAGGGAATGGATGAACGCCATAGCAACGCACGGCTGCGTCGTGTGTCACAGGGAGTTTGGGATTTTCACGGAAGCGGAGATACATCATATCGATGGCAAGACCAAACCGGGGGCGCATTTAAAGACGATCCCCCTGTGCTATCGGCATCACAGAGGAGGAGAAGACTGCAATGTTTATACCTCGAGACACCCCTTCAAAAAGAGGTTTGAAGAACGATATGGAAAAGAGCAAGAGCTACTCGAAAGCATCCAAGGCGAGCTTGGATTCTGTTACACCTGATCAGTGGGATCGCGTGTCCAAGCCTCAGCATTATCGCTCTCATCACGACGAGTACCCGGAGCTAGAGTGCATTGATGCTATTCAGGCGTCTATGCCTCCAGAGCTGTTCGCTGCTTACCTCAAAGGGTCAGCCATGAAGTATCTGTGGCGCTACGAGAACAAGGGAGAGCCTTTAAACGATCTAAGGAAGGCAAAGACTTTTCTTGATTTTCTGATTTCGCATGTCAATCAACAGTAGGAACAAAGGAGCCGCCTTTGAGCGTGAGGTGTGCTCTTGGATTTTCGATGAGTTTGGAGTGAAGGTTCGCAGAAACCTCGAGCAGTATCAGGTCGTCGATTTAGCCGACATTGAGATGCCTCCATTCACAATCGAGTGCAAGCGCTACGGGTCGGGCAACTGGCATAAGCCAGTCTGGTGGGAGCAGGTTTGTCGTGCAGCCAAAAACGACAGCATCCCGTTACTTATCTATCGCTTCGATCGACAGCCCACCCGGCTGGTGTTTCCCCTTCACGTCTTAGGGGATTACCCGGCAAACAACGACATGACCTGCACGGTCGGGCTTGATGAAGGGGCGCTGATCATTCGAGAGGCATTGAATGAGACCCGGAGACTTCAGGAATCAAGTGAGCCTGTCAGCAAAAAAACTGTATTGGGATCAGGTACTGGCTGACATACAAGACAGGTTCGGACCACAGTTTCATGACCTAGCGGTTGAGACTGTTATCTACTATCTGCCCGGTGAAATCTGTGAGCTTTCAAGCGCGGAAGAGCGCAAAGCTGTTATTGACTCAATCCCAGACGATTGTTCGCCCGCGCACGCAAAGCAACTGATCATCAATGGCACGAGAGTGCTGTGGAAGAAGCGCAATGTGGGCTCATGATTTAGCGCTGGGTGTTGAGGCTGAGCTTAGAGTGCTGCGTGATCTGCAGCAGCGATACCCGGATGCCAGAAAAATCTATGGCGAACACTCAGCGTATGACTTGGAGGTGCCCGGGCAGTTCACCGTGGAGGTAAAGTTTGATCCAGCCTCTCAAAGAACCCGCAACATTGTGGTTGAGTACTACCACCGCAAGGTGTCTGGACTGCATACCAGTACGGCAGACTGGTGGGTGTTTGACACTGGAGAGAGGTTTATCTGGCTCACCAGAGCTGCCGTACATTCGTGCATTATCGGCGAGGGTATCGACCCGGTAAAAATTCGAGGTCCGGGAGATCGCCATCCGAAGTGGGTGTTTCTTGTTCCTGTGGAGACGATTGCTCGATACTCATCCGAAGCGCCATAAGCGCCATGTCAGGAACCTTTCTGAAGCCCTTGCTCACGCTTGGGCGCATCCAGTTTTTGACCGTCCACGGACTAACAGCTATACGCCCTGCCACATCAGCGGCGGTGAGCTGATACTCTTTCATTAGCTGCATCAATTGCAGGTTGTTCGACATCGTTGAACTCCAGGTTGTTTGCGTACAAGAACATTGCGACAACGGCTGCAAAACAGCCGAGCTCATACCTGCTCACTAATGATCTGCGTCAGTTCTCTGAGCAGCTCCTGTTGCCGGGCTATCTTCATGATGTCGGGCTGTACCAGCGCAGTGATGATCTGGTTAGCTTCGAAAGGCGTCAGCACAATAGGCGCTTTCAGACCTTGCGAAGTGAGCTCGAGTGTTTTGCGCTGCTTCTCTTGCAGCATGTTGATTACTTGCTGTTTGTTCATTCGTACGTCTCCAAAATGTAGTTTTTAAATTTCTCAAGACTGTTGCTATCAAGCTCGATGGTCTCGCCCATGTATGTCAGCTCATTCCAGTCCACATAACGCTCGCTCTCAACAAGCCCGGCACCCCAGAACTCGGACGATGGGTACTCCGTCCAGATCTGAAGGTTGTCGATTTCGATATTCCCGGGATTAATTTGAATGAGTGCCGTAATCATTGGCTGCCCTACCTCCGTTCCAGTCGAATTCAATGAACTCGCCAACAGTGAATTCGCTGGCTTCTACGTCTTTAACAAACGCCTGAGTTGCCGGGAAAGTGACGAGCTCACTGTGCCCGAAGTAGTGGTCACGTATCGTGTGTACGAGGTCTTGGTTGCAACCTTCCTCAACAAGGATGTGACGCACCTTCCGATGCGCGTAGTCGTTGATGTCGAAAGGTTTAATGTGCGGACGCAGGAGGTTCATGACTGCGCCT